TGGTACTGCTATGCTGCCGAACCGGACAGTATGCGCGCGTCGGAGGTCTCGATATTCTGGCTGGACGAGGCGGCGATGTGCCCAGATGAGGCGTTCACTATCCTGATTGGTCGTTGTCGTCAGGCGGGGCCGTACCCGCACCGTGGTTGGCTGACGACAACGCCGCGCGGGCAGAACTGGGTCTATAAGCGTTTCGTGCAGAGCCGCGACGAGTGGGACGACGATAGGCGCAGCCGGTATGGTTACCACCATTGGACGACGTATCAGAACCCTGGTCAGCGTCCAGACGACCTGCACGCGATGGAGGAGGCCTACGGGCCTGGCACTGACTTCTATCGGCAGGAGATGCTGGCGGAGTTCGTCGCATTCAGGGGTCTCGTCTACGCTCAGTTCGACCGCGAGCGACACGTTCTGCCGGCAGGTGCGCAGCTGCCGAGCCATCGTGCGCTGGTGCGCGTGGTGGCGGGCGTAGACTGGGGCGTCACGTCGCCCGGCTGCATCCTGGTTGTCGGGGTGGACGACCAGGGTGTACACTGGTGGCTGGATGAGGTGTACGAGCGCGGCATGGTGACGCACGGCGAGCCCGGCAACGACTGGCTGAGCGAGGCGAATCGGTTGCGCGCACAGTGGGGCATCGAGACGTTCTACTGCGACCCAGAGGACGCGAACGCGCGGCTGGCGTGGGTACGGGCTGGCTTGCCGGTGGTAGCGGCGAACAACAGCAGGCTGGACGGTGTGCGGCAGGTGCAGGCGCTGATCGCGGGCGACAGGCTGCGTGTGGTGGCGGCGAACTGCCCTGAGGTGCTGTCGGAGTTCGGGCAGTATCACTGGCGCACCGACCGCGACGGCGAGCCGCTGGAGGATGCGGACCCGGCGAAGGAGTTTGACCACGGAATGGACGCTGGCAGATACGCGGAGATGGGGCTTGCGGCAGGGCATCACACTGGCGCGGACAATCAGCCGACGCGGCTGGGCATCATAGGCAGCAGCCCGAGTGCGGACTGGTAGGAGCGATATGGCAATCGACCCGACGACAACCAGAGACCCTGCAGCTGACGGCGTGCCGACGGCGAGCGGCATGGTGAGCCTGACGGACTGGGATCAGTTCGACCCCGGCCCGTACAAGGCATTCCCTGGGCGTCGTGAGCGCGTGCAGGAGTTCTGGCTGATGTCGCGCTATGACCCGACGATCAAGCTGTCTCTGTACGTGCTGCGGCTGATCATACTGCGCAACCTGGGCGACTATGAGCATCCTGACGAGGCGTTGCAGGAGCGCGTGCGCGAGCTACTGGGCAAGTCCGTTGACGGCGCGGGGCCTGGGGCAATCATGCGCGAGATGCTGAGCGCGTTGTGGGCGGGCTACAGCGTCGTGGAGCCAGTGTGGGGCATGGATGGCGGCTGGTACATTGAGGATGCGGCGCTGCTGCATCCGCTGAGCTTTTTCGACCCGCAGACAGGCGCGGCGGGCATCAAGCTCGACGTGGCGCAGAAGCGCGTCGCGCAGGTGACGCAGTACCAGGACCTGAGCGCGTCGCTGCTGACACAGGGCGCGACAGGGCCGCAGTCCGTGACGCTGCCTGTTGAGCGCGTGGTGTACTGGCCGCTGCAGGCGGAGCTGCGCGAGGAGTGCTACGGCAACAGCCTGCTGGACGGTGCGCGCAAGGCGTGGTACTCGAAAGTGAAGCAGGAGACGTACTGGAACACGTTCGCGCAGAAGTGCGCCATGCCGACGCCGGTCTTCTGGGTGCCGCAGACAAGCATCTACGATGCACGCGCTGGGCAGCAGAAGAGCCTGGCGGAGTTCCTGCCGGGGGTGTACGAGCGGCTGCAGCCGGGGCAGGGCGTTGCCATACCCATCGACATGGATATGCCGTACAAGCTGGAGACGCTGGTACCGACGGGTGACGGCAGCGCATTCGAGACCATCTGCCGGTATTGGGACCAGCAGCTGTTCAAGGCGGTGCTGACGCCGCGCCTGCTGGTCGAGGAGCCGGAGCATGCAAGCCGGGCGCAGAGCGGCACGGTCATGGACCTGTTCATGTTGACCATCGACGGCATCGAGGCCGAGCTGGGCAGCGTGTTCATCGACCAGCTGGTACGGCCGCTGATCGTGGCGAACGTGGGCGAGCGCGCTGACGGCTATGGCGAGTGGTCGTGGGGCGAGTTGCAGTCGAAGGACCTGGAGGCGCTTGCGCGCATATTCGAGGCCCTCGAGCGCGGCAAGGCGACGGCGGTGCAGGCCGGGCAGCCCATCAGCGACCTGGACGACGACATACTACGCGAGACGTTCCCGGACCTGTACGCGGCGCCTGACGAGATAGCGGAGTACCGCGAGCAGCTGCGGGTGATGCGCGAGGAGGAGCGCGCGGCGAAGGCCGAGGCGCGTGCGCGGATGGATGCGCTGCTTGCCGGTGGCGCTGGGCAGTCGGATGAGGACGAGGAAGAGCCGGATGAGGACGATGCCGAATGAGCGCGGCTGTAGCGTTGCAGTCCAGTGTGCCGAAGCTGATCGGGCGGTCGCGAGCGTACACGACTGCTATCGACGACCTGCGCGCCGTGGTCGAGGTTGCGGATCGCGAGTATCTGCGACGTGTTGAGGACGCTATGCGAGGTCTGACTGTTCCTGAAGCCGCGTTGGCAGCGGCAGAGACGGTGCCATACCCTGACGGCTGGGAGGCCGATCTGGCGCGTGACGAGATCATGGCATGCTGGGATGGCTACTCGGAGCGCAATGTCGCGATACTGAATCAGGTGCGGAGCAGCCTGCGGGGGCGCACGTCATTCGCGGCTGTCCCTGCGAGACCTGCGCCGTGGCGCATACTGGACGCCATCGAGGCCGTTGCGGAACGGTTCATGATCTTCCCACGCGCGACGGTGGCGGAGTATGTGTCGACGCGTATCCCGCCGTTGAAGCGGGCATTCGACAGGGTACACGCGCGTGTAATCACACGGCTGCTGAGCGATACTGTGCGCGAGGGCGGTGGCGTCAGCGAGATGATCAGCGCACTGCGCACACGCGGCCTGGGCACGACGCAGTTCCACCGCGAGACGATAGCGCGCACCGAGGGCAACGTCATGTTTTCGCGCGGGCAGGCGGTGGCGTATCGGCAAAGCCCGATGGTGAGCGGCTACAGGTATATCGCGGTGCTGGACGACCGCACCACCGACATCTGCGAGGACCTGCACGGCATGGAGTTCTCGCTCGACGACGCTTCCGGCGTCATGCCACCGGCGCACTACAACTGCCGGAGCACGACTGAGGCTATATTGGCGTGGGATCAGCCGTCGCAGTGGGATGACGGCGAGGTGGTGCGCGAGGGCGTCTCGCAGCCGCTGGAGGGCTTCGGTGGCGTAGACAGGGCGGACCTGCTGCCGGAGAACAGCGGCATGTCTGCTGTCGCCGACGAGTTACGGCAGGCGGACCGCGCCGAGTTGCGCGACCTGGCTGCCGACATCGACAGGATATGGGCGGGGGTGCCAGAATGATATTTCTGAATAGCTTGGAGCCGAGCACGGTGACGGTAGACGCTACTGAGCGCGGGACGTGGATGGTGCGCGGCCTGCCGTCGCTGCGTGTGGGGACATGGAACGGCAACGAGTTCACTGCTGATGACCTGGCGGCGATGACGGCGGCATTCGGCACTGCGCAGGCCGGTGGTTTCGAGCCGGGTCTGTGGCCGCGTCACAACTACGACCACCAGGGCAACGTGATGCCGCAGGACGCGGGCGCGGCGCTGGGGTTCTACAAGAGCCTGCGCTTCGATGCCGAGCGCGGGCTGCTGCTGGGCGACATCGAGGTATTCGACGAGCAGACTGCGCGCGACATGGAGCGGGGTCGGCTGCGGTACGTGAGCGCCGAGGTCGTGCGCGGTGACGATGGGCCAAGTCTGACCGGTGCGGCGTTCGTGCCTGATCCGGCAGTGAAGGGCATGCCGTGGCAGCTGGTGATCAATGCCGCGGACTATAGCACCATGCAGAATGCACAGCAGAAGGGGGGTGAGACAATGAACCCATTCATTGCGAAGCTGAAGGCGATTCTGAGCGGCGAGGCTGACGTGAGCACACTCGATGACCTCGCCACGGACGATGAGCCGACGCCGGATGTTGTCGAGCCGGTAGACGACGCCGACGCCGACGCCGACGCCGATGACGTGACTGCGCTGCAGGCGGCCCACATCTCTGCGCTGCAGGCAGAGGTCGAGGCGTTGAAGGCGGATGCGCTTGCGGCGAAGCAGGAGCGGCTGGAGGCGCAGGCCGATGCGCGCGTGCAGAAGCTGCTTGGCGAGCGTGCGGTGACGCCGGCGACTGCGCCGTATGCGCGGCAGCTGTTCGTCGCGGCACTGTCCGATGCGCAGCCCGTAGTGGTGCTGGCTGACGACGGCAAGACGAAGCGCGAGGTGTCTGCGGCAGACGCGCTGGATGCGTTGCTGCACGAGACATCTCCGGGCGCGCTGTTCGGGACGCACGCCGAGGGTCTGGTGCTGATGTCCGACGCTGGCGAGCAGGACGAGACGGAGCAGGAGCGGCAGGCGGGGCTGGCCCTTGCCGCCGCTGGTGGTGTGGCAATCAAGACCAACACGGACGGAGGTGAGTAATCATGCCGTATGACATTGAACCGACGCTGACGCAGGATCGTTGGCAGGGTGTCTTCCAGCGCATCACGGCGACGCTGAGCGTGATGGTCCCCGGCGATGCGCGGAGCCCTATCGACCATGACGAGTACATCATCCCTGCGACTACACCGATGGCCCCGGTACACACCGGCACTGACCATGATCATGGTCTCTGGATGCCCATTCGGCGCACGCGCGTCTATACCGTTGCCACGTCGCCTGTGAATGAGATGGTGGTCGACGACGCCGAGCCATTCGCTGTTGGCGACACGGTACACGCGATTGACGTTGCAGGGCCGAATACGGGCTGCACCGACCTGGGCGCTATCACCGACATCGACTACGACACCAACACGATCACAGTGACGAACAACGCCACGGGCCTGAACGTGGACGACTGGATCGAGGTCACCGAGAACGGTTGCGTTGTGGTGGCTGATGACGAGTTCCGGCATCCAGCGATGGTCGGCATGCTGCAGGTGGCGCACGACGTGCGGGCGACCGCAAGCGCGACCAGCGGCACGCTCATGGACACACACGTTGTCATTCGCGGAGCCATCCGCGAGAGCGACCTGAGCTTCAACGTTGACGCGACGAACGATGAGCTGCTCATCGCGCAGTTCATGGAGCTGAGTCCGAACGCTGACGGCATCAACATCATCACTGCTCAGCACGGCGACGAGTCCGTGCAGGTACCCGATGAGGGGTATGAGAGCTAACGGAGAGGAGGTGTGATCGATGGCTGTACCTGTTTCCCTGAGACCGACTGCGATAGAGACGGCGTTCTATCAGTTCGGCACGGTGGCGACGCCGCTGAGCAAGTACTTCGGGACACGCGCGAATAGTATCCCGGGTGCGTTCATCACGTATGATCGGCATACCTACAGCCGGCAGCGTGGCCGCGTCAACAGCCGCACTGGCCCCGCAAACTTCGAGGCTGGCGCGGTGACCGACACGATCACCATCAAGGGCGAGACTTGGCGCGACGCAATCAGGATCGACCCTGAGACGCTGAAGGACATGCGGGCACCGGGCAAGGGCGACCAGAATAGGGCGAACTTCCAGGTTGCCGACGACCTGAAGAGCCTACGGCTGCGCTATGACCGCTTCATCGAGTGGTTCCGCGCGAGCGCGCTGCAGGGCGTGAAGTCGTTCTATCCGCCTGGCTCGGCGACTGAGGTCGACGAGCTGCTGCTCGTTGACGACGACGTGCTGATCACCGCGAACGCCTACGACTGGAGCACCGCAGCTGCGACAGAGGCTGCTGCGCGTACCAACCTGGAGGGTATCCGCGAGGACTTCGAGGACGCTAAGATATCGGCAGCGGCCTATGGCTGCATCATAGACACCGCGCTGATGAACTCGGACACGCGGGCCTACATCGACGAGAACGCGGTCATGGCCGGGATCGATGTGCTGTACGATTCGGTCATTCTCGAAGGGCACGTATCGCGGCTGTACGGCGTGAACTTCGACATCAACGATGAAACGTTCGTGCACCCCATCACCGGGACGACCACGAACTATATCCCGGACGACGTGGTGGTCTTTCTGGACAGCAACAACGCACGCGCTGGCCGGAACATCATCGAGTGCGAGGCCGTGCACACGAAGGCGCCGAGCGGGACATACGGTCTGTTCTTCAACACCTACGAGGAAGAGGCTGCCCCTGGCGGCATCGTCGTCGACGGCGAGTGGACTGGCGCGGCGCAGGTTGTCGAGCCGTATTCGCAATATGTGCTGCTCGACTGCACTGCTGGGCCGTAGTCACCTGCCCTGAGCGGTATAACAACGGGGCGGGCGGTGACCATTCCCGCCCCTACATGACAACACAGTGATGCACGAGGAGAGAGCGGGAATGGCACGACGCACCGACAATCAGCAGGCGATGCGCGATGTAGCGAGCGACGGGCAGCAGATGGGCGTCCGCGGCAGCCGCTATAACTTCGAGCTGCGCACGCGCAACAACGAGAGCATCGGGCGCACGTATCTGGGCATGCAGCACCTGCACGCATTTGCTCAGGCGTATGCCGCTGGGACGCTGAACTACAACGAGCGCGAGCGCGACGAGGGTCACGGGCGGTTTATGGGCCGTCCGCTGGTACTGTACCGCGTGCTGGCAGACAACACGCTTGAGCCGTGGATCGAGTATGAGCCCGATGGCACGGTGCAGGAGACGGAAGAATTCCGGGCATACCAGGCGGATCGCGAGCGGCGCAACGCCGAGAAGCGCGCTGAGTTGGAGAAGCGCGTGAGCCTGCCTGCATCGGCGACGGATGCGATAGACAGGATGGCCGCGATGCTCGCCGAGGCGCTCAAGGGCGCAGCGGGGAAGGAGTAGCGGGATGGCGTTCGCGGATACGGCGCTGGACAGCGGGCATTGGTGCAGCCGCGCGGATTGCGTAGACGCATTCGGCAATCTGGAGGCTGCGCTGGGGCACGACGAGGCGCGGCTGAACAGGTTCATCCTGGCGGCTACCGGCACGGCGCAGTCGATACTGCGTGGGCGGTGGCCGAACTCATGGCCGTTCGGGACACCACCGCAGGAGGTCCGCAACGCCGTCGCCGCGATTGCCGTCAGAAACGTGATGCGCGGCGTGCTGATTGCGCGTGGCGCATTCGACGCATACGCGCCGCTGTCGGAGGCCGGCAAGTCGGCAGATGAGTGGCTGAACCTGGTTGCCGACAGCAAGGCGCACCTGGACTTCGAGAACGAGATCGGCACATCGGCGGCATACATTGCCGCTGCACCATCCGGGCAGTTCGGGTTCGCGGAGGAGTAGAACGGTGGCAGAGACGCGGCACGTGACGCCTGCGCAGTTGGAAGCCGCCCTCGGGCGGCTGAGCCGGTCTCTGACAGAGACAGGCATGCGCGACGTGCTGCAGGCTATGGGCTTCATCCTACACTCGCGGAGCATGACATCATTCGAGCGAGAGACGGCGCCGCAACACGCCGACGGCATGGCAGGAGAGGGGCGACCGTGGGCACCCCTGAAGCCGAGCACTATAGCCGGGCGCCGCAGTGGGCCGGGCGAAGGCGGGCCGCAGATACTCGTTGACACCGGGACGCTCCGGCAGCGTGTGGTGATTGCGACGCGCCCCGGTGAGGTCGAGGTTGGCACGGCGATATTCTATGGGCTGTATCACCAGACTGGTACACGGCGCAACCTGCCGAGCCGGCCATTCATCGGCTACAACGATGAGGACATGGACAAGGGCCGCACGCTCATCATGGAGACCATCCAGGAGGCGTTACGGTGAGTAACCGCACGGTAGACTGCGAGATGTTCGCGCGCCGCACGGCACAGATTGTGCGCAACCTCACCGATGACGAGGAGCTTGCCGAGGGCCTCGACGGCGCGGCTGTGGAGGTCTATAGCGGCTACCCGCTACCGGGCGTCGACGAGTATGCGCTGTGGGTCTACCGTTCCGGCAGCGACGCCGACACATACAGTCTGAGCGGTGGCATCGTGGACGTTACTCACACGTGGCAGGTGGCGTGCATAGTGCGCGCCGGGGGCCTTGGGCCAGACGAGGTTGAGCGACGCCTGTCGCTGCTGGTGGGCAACGTGCTGCTGAACCTCTGGCGGCACAGACACAACCAGGATGACGAGGACGGCTACAGGCTATGGATGGTTGCGGAGACCATGCCGCACCAGGTTGTGAACGTGCGGACTGCAGACGGCGCGCAGTCATGGGAGATGGAGACCATACCGTACCGGCTGAGATACCAGCTGCAACTGGAGACGTGATAGTGATGGCGCTTGTGCTGATAGTGCCGAGATTGCGTGGGTATGTACGCGGCGATGTGATAGCCGCGGAGGACGAGGAGCGCATGCGGACGCGGTATCCGTGGGCCGTGGAGGAGCGCGAGACCACGACTGCCGTTGCCGACAACAAGGGCGGTGACGAGTAATGGCCTATGTAGGGCTGGACGAACTCTGCGAGTACAACATCGGCGCGGCGGATGTGGCCTTCGATCAGGTGCAGGGCGGTGAGATGGGGCACACTGAGGGCGACGACATCAACCACTATGACGGTATCGGTGGACAGTATGCAAAGTGCCGGCCTGGGGTGGTGCCGGGCGGCAACGTCGAGACGCTGCTGCAGGACGGGGTGCTGTTGCTGACCAATTACTTCCTGCGCTCTGCCGTGGCGAGCCTGCCGTCGGTAATCACGTACATTCAGGGCGGGCTGATCAACGTCGCGAGCCAGGCGAAGAAGCAGACATCATGCTACATGGACAGCGTGGAGATCGCGTGCGCAGTGGGTGAGCCGGTAACGGTGACCTACAACTGGCTGGCGCTGGAGGAGGAGGCAGCGACAGTGGCCTCTGCCGCTACTCAGTTGAGCACGGCAATATTCTGCTGGTCTACTGGTGATCTGCAGATCGACACCGGTACGTATCAGGCTCAGTCATTCCGGGTGACCGGGCGCAACAACCTGCGCCCTGTGTTCTCGCTCGACGACGGCACGACCAAAGAGCTGCGCTGGCCGGAGGAGGTAGTGCCGGGGATATTCGAGGCCGAGATCAACGTTGATATTCGGACGCCGAGCAGCGTCGACTTGATGGCGGATGCGCCGACGGCATTCGACTTTGTGTTTACTGCGAGCAACGGCGCGAAGACATTCACGTTCACCAGCGCTGGCGGCGGCGGATTCAACCCGACGAGTGCGCCGGTGCCATTCGTGGGCGGCGGCGACGATGTTGTATGGACGCTCACCGGCGAGATTGACCACAATGACCTGAGCGCCTGGGGAGTGACGCTGGCATGAGGATCGGCGACCTGGAGCGGGTGACGGTACGTGATGTGGTGTTGTGGGCGCGGGTGAGCTGGGGCGACGCGAAGGCGTTGGCGAAGCGGCTGCAGAACGTGTCGGCTACCGACCCTGACGAGAACGCGCGGGTGAGCGAGCAGGCGCTGCTGGAGTATGTGGTGCGCGTTGACGGGCTGGAGGATGCTGACGGCGCGCCGGTTACGAAGTTGACGCCGGAGGTGCTGACGGGATTGCCGGCGAGCTGGGTGCGCGAGGCTGCGCTGAAGCTGCTCGGCGGCGACTTCGACGCCGAGCAGGGCGGTGGTCCGGGAAACGCCTGAGCCTCGCGGTAGTGGCACGGCACTACTACCGGGGGCACACGGTGCGGCAGTATGTTGACGAGATCACGGAATGGGAGTTGCTGCAACGGCTGGGCGGGTATACGCGGGAGATGTTGGAGCGCGAGCCTGCGAGTGTAGTGCGACGGTGGCAGACGTTGTTGCGTGCAGAGGCGGCGGCGAGTAACGAGCAGGCGCGGCGGAGGCTCTGAATGGCTCAGACGAACATGGTTGTGTCGATCATCTTGCAGGCGAAGGACCAGGCGTCGGCAGCCATCAAGCAGGCCGGCGCTGCTGCGCGTTCGTCGCTGGGTGGTCTGCAAGGTCGTATCGACGCAGGGAATGCTGCCGTCGGCAAGTTCAACGAGCGCTGGGGTGCGGCTTTGCAGACCACGCGCATGGTGGGCGTCGGTATGACCGCCGTGGGCGGCGGCATCGTCGGCGGGCTGATGGCGATGACGAAGCAAGCGGCGACCTACGGCGACGAGATTGCGAAGGCCTCCAAGAAGACAGGCATGGCGACGGAGGACATCAGTCGTCTGCGGTACGCTGCAGAGCGCAGCGGCGTCGGGTTCGGTGGGTTGGAGAGCGCGCTGGCGCGAATGGCGCGCAGTGCATCGGAGGCAGCAGGCGGCGCTGAGATGTATTCTGAGGCCTATGATCGCCTCGGCGTTTCGGTGACGGATGCGAACGGCGAGCTGAAGGGTGGCGAGCAGTTATTCCGCGAGGTCGCCGAGGGCCTGAAGAACGTAGACAACGCCACCGAGCGCGCAGCACTGGCACAGGAGATTTTCGGCCGGTCTGGCGCGCAGTTGCTGCCGCTGCTCAACGAGGGCGAGGCAGGCATCAAGAAACTCGGAGACCGCGCTGAAGAGCTCGGCATGGTGCTGAGCGGAAAGGCCGCGCAGGACAGCGAGCGGTTCAACGACGCGTTGGAGGACCTGAAGGACACTGGCACGACGATAGCGATGACGTTAGGGCAGACGCTCATGCCGACGATAGCGGAGATAGCGGAGAAGGTGTCTGAGGCCGTGGGGCGCTGGCGCGAGTGGTCAGAGGCACACCCGACGCTGAACGCGCTGGTTATCAAGGGCGCGCTGGCGCTGGGATTGTTCATGACCGCCGTCGGCCCGCTGCTGGTTGCCCTGCCGACGGTGCTGAACCTGCTGGTGTGGTTGCAGGGCGCGTCTGGCTTCGCCGGTCTGGCCGGCGCGGCGAGCAGTGCAACCCCTGTGCTGGCCGGTGTGGGCACGACGATCACGGGGACGATATTGCCTGCACTGAGCGGGCTGGCCACAACTATAATGGGCGGTGTCACGACAGCATTGTCCGGCATTGCCTCACTGGTGACAGGCACGGTGATACCTGCGGTTATGGCGCTCGGTCCCGCGCTGCTGGCAGCATTGCCGTATGTGGCGATAGCAGCGGCAATAGGGTTCATCATCTACGCGCTATGGCGGCTCAAGGGCGAATACGACAGTGCTGCCGAAGCGGCGAAGCGTGCGAATGAGAGTTTCAGGGAACTTGAGGCGATGGAGAACCGGGCCGTCGCCGAGGGCAAGGCCGATGCGGACATTTTGGCCGCACAGAAGGCCGAGCGCGAGGCGGCACCGGTTACATTGTCTGATAGGTTCTGGGGCGCAATGACCGGCGGCGGGCGGACATCGCGGGACATTGCACGTGATCGCGTCGCCGCGGGGCAGGAGAGTGCGGCGTTCGCGACCATGCGACGGCGGGCAGAGGCCCGCGAGCAGAACATCACTGTGAACGTGCAGGGCAACGTGATCGGCGACGTAGACATCGAGCGCAAGGTTTCCGAGGGCGTGAGCCGGGCGAACAGGCAGGCGGCGGCGGCGCAGTAATTGTTGCGTGGTCTCCCCAGCGTGGTATAATGGTAGTAGATAGCAGTATACCCCACGCGACGGGAGGCGCGAGATGAGTACCCTGAAGCAGGTAGGTGTCGGGCTATGTGTGGTAGTGTGCGTGTGTGCCGGGATGTTGTGGGTGACGCTGGGGCCGGAGGTCAAGGCGGAGGCGAACCGGGCCGCGGAGGCCAGAGGGTGGCGGGAGCCGTTCGTCGAGCAGCAGCAGGTACTACACTCATTCGGGCCGCTGGAGATTGAGATGCCGAAGACCGCAGTTCCGGGCGACAAACTGAGTCACAGCTTCACTTTCAAACATGCCATTTGGCCCGGCATGGATGCGCTGAACCTGTATGTGCTGCATAACATGGCGGTTGGTACGTTCGCCATCTATGGCATTGTTAGCAGTGAACACCCAGGGGAATATGGATTTGCTATTCACGGGAGCAGCGACGATCCAGAAGATACTGTGATTCTATGGTTTGAAGTACCGGCCGACCCAGATGATACATACTGGATTGAGATCGCATGCAGTCATTCATTGAGCGGTAATTCCGCAACGAAACTGACGCACAACACAAACCCGATAGGGGCCAAAGGGGCGACGCACGCTAAGGAGTGCGAGGTCGCTGAGGAGTGGTTCATCCCCGCCGGGACAATCATACGCGAGACCATTGCCGGCAATGTGATAGAGACTACAGCAGAAGGGGACTTAACCACTGCGCGCAGCATGGGCATTTACATCAGCGCCGTCGACGCCGACGGCTGGTCGGACTACATGGTCGGCACCAAGTACCCGATGTCCATCGAGGACATCAAGTTTGGCGACGTACCTATCGACACCAGCTCATTCGAGCCGACCACTTGGGGCTGCGCGGCGGGGGCGAACAAGCTCTGGGCAGAGGGCACCGGCAGCGGCATCGGCTTCTGGGCCTCTGATGACTTCTATTGCGGGTCATATGTGTATTGTGGGTATCCAGGCGTTACCATAAACGCGCCGTTCTCATACGACTTCAGCCCAATGGAGTTCAAGCTGCTCGACGGTTCGGACGCGCCGGACTCACTTGAACTCTACGTCACCGGCATTCGGACGCTTGACGCGGGCGGCGTCGACATCGGCCCGTGGCATGGCACCATCGCGGACCTGCGGGCGCTCGGGCGCTACACTCAGCAGCACGGCTGCTACAGCTGGGATACCTGGGACCCCGACATGCAGGCCGAGGTGCAGATGTATATCAGCCTGACATCGGCATTGGCGCACAATCTCTATATCGGCGGAGAGACGCTGACCGTAGACGGCGAGCTAGCGGTTCCGGCATGGACGCACGACGGCACGGTGATATTCGACTGCTGGACGCTATCATCGACGAACCGCACCGATGCTCCATACGTGACCAACGTGTGCAGCATTGGCGTAGAGGGCGAGAAGGACATCTACGCCAACGCGCATACGCACGAAGACTGGATAGGCGCCAACGTGAGCACGCCTACAGCGGGCGGTGAGTTCGTTGTGGGGGCCGGTGGCGGTTCGTTGGCCCTGACCCTTGCCTGCAACTACCCGGCGCGGCAGGCGGCCGTGGGGAACGTTGACGCGATACCTGTGCCGACTGCATACCGCACCCGCAGGCATGATGCGCTGCTCGGCACCGGCAACCCCGTCGAGGGGCATGAGGCGGTCTGGGATTGGCGCGGCAGGTACCTGCTGCAGTCATTCAAGGACCTCAGCCTGCCGTGCGACCTGACCTGTCGCATCGTCTACTATGACGACCTCGGTGGCTGCTCGGACAATCACAAGACGGACAGCACGCGGCAGACAGAATACTCCTACAGCGCGGGCGACGCCTACACGCTGGAGCGCACCATAACCGTCACCTATGCCGACGGCAGCGACTGGTCGCCAGTGCTCATCGACCTGTATGACGAGCAGAACGGGCACCCGCTGGCCCGCGTGGAGAGCATCGAGTGGGAGTTCCCGGACGCTGGCACCTACACCATGACCGAGCCGCAACTCGTGCTGGACCCCGGCGACAGGCAGGAGGTTGCGTCGGGCACGCCGGGCTACCGCGAAGCACCGTCAAGCAGCGGAGCATACGTCAAGATCGACGAGCACTGGCAGTACGCGCAGGGTGTTGTGAGCGGGCACGTCAACGGCCTGTGCGACCGCGTGCTGTTCATGCCCGACCACGTGAAGCCCTGCACGGTAGAACACTGCTTCGACACCCTGAACGTGCTCATCGGCGCGGAGACCGGCACGGACCTAACCACTTGCTACTCACTCGGTGGCTGGCCCATCAACAATGCGGGCGAGGCCTGGGGCTACACCTACAGCAGTGGGGCCGAAGCGATGCACATGAAAGACAGCGACGGCGCGGTACTGAAGACACTTGCGGTCTCTGACATACGGCCTGAATACCAACTCGCGGCGGTTGGCGACGTTATCACCCCGTCAGTCGCAGTCCGGGCGTACAGCATCACTTGTGTGCGCGGGCTGGCATACACGTTCTATGGGCGCAAGATTTTCAATGGTCGCGGGCACTGCATGGTCGTCCGCAACGGCAGGCAGGACTACCCGCGAGCACGCAGTAAGAGTAGCGGCCCGCTGCAGCGGCGTTACTACGGCACAACAGACCCGTGGCAGACAGTAGAAGCAACGCTATCGAGCGACGAGCACGGGCATTGGGCGAGCGCGGCGTGGGAGATAGCCGACACCGACGCTGCGCGCACGCTCTGGGAGTACGCGGTGCGCGGCACCAGCATGGGCCGATTTGCCACGCGCGAGTTTGCACTGCTGGAGATATACCCATTCGCCATCGGCGGAAAGAGGTGCGGCGTGTACACAGACCCCGACGGCGTGACCTGGTACGCATGGATCGAGGGCAGTATCATCTACGTTGCGCACATGCTGGAGGATGGCGACGTGACCATATCGCATATCGGCACGACGCCGGACACGCCGACATTCTCAACAGCGATCACCGTCGACAGCAGCGGCGACTACGACGCTGTGGACCTGCACGGCGACGGTCGCATGCTTGAGGTCGGAGCCCGCAACTCCAGCGACGAGAAAATGTACGCATTCCGCAGCTACGACATGGGCAACGAGTGGCACGGCCCGTATCTGGTTGGAGCATAACCTGTGGCATGGGATAAGGCCGCCTGCAACCTGACGCTGGACAACCCGCACGCTGATGGCATCATCAGCAAGTGGGGCATCGCCAAAAACTGGGCAGCGGCAGAGCCGAAGTCACACCTCGGCGCGTTCACGCCCGACTTGAACAGTAACGTCGGCTGGCGCTATGGCGGGCAGTTCGAGTATATCGCGCCGCTGCTGGGCATCGCGCCGCGTGGGCACTGCAACATGACCAGCATGGACGCCGATGACTGGATCGCGACGAGCGGCGTGTGGCGTGAGACGCCGATCACGGGCACGTTCCCTGTCTCGTTCCTGCACTTCTACGATGGCCGGCCTGGGCTTGTCGCCGCAGGCGAGTATGGTATCTGCACGAGCAAGGCGGACTACGGCGTCAACTTGGGGGTTTACCTGCGGCGCTACCCGGCACACCCGAAGGATGTTGACCCGCCGCTGCTGGTGATCACGCTGGTGGGCGACGGCAGCGGGGCGTCGTATGCGATAGCACTGCCGGAGCTGAGCCTCGGCAGCACGTTCTGGCAGACGCTGACGGGCTCGCTCGCCGACAAGCTGAGCACGCCGGTGCTGCTCGGCAGGCCCGCGGGCAGCAGCGAGTGGAGCATCATCGACCGCTGCGATGGGCACCTGCAGCCCGGCAACGTCGCAGAGCATGGTCGCAACTATCGCGAGACGCGCGTCGGCATCGAGTACACCGACGGCTGGCTGCTGGTGACATTCGCGGGCGAGCATGCGCAGTGGGCATACCGTGGCGACTGGCAGGATGCTGACGGCAACACTGTCGCATTCGAGCCGACAGCAGGGCCGGTGGAGATCACGGTCGTGGGCCACACCGCCGCGTTCTCTCTGGCCGATCTGGCGTACAGCACCGACGCAACACTGCGGCCCGCCGAGGCCGCGCACCTCGTCACGGACACGACGATATTCCCACTGCCGTCAACGAGCACATTCCTCATCCAGAGCCATGAGCCTGCCGGGACGCTGATAACGGTGGCGCAGGAGGAGCCGATAGCCGACAGCGGCATCTCGCAACCGGCGCTTCAGTTCACTGGGCCGGGCGATGACCGCGCTGTGTTCTACAACCTGCACGAGGTGCGGCAGCCGACGATTGCGGCAGGCACAAGCCTGCCGGTGAGCAGCCTCACGTCGGATACATTGCGCGTGCGCAGCATCAGCGGCAGCATAGATGATACGTGGCGCAATGCGCGGCTGAGCGCAGAGGTCGAAGCGAAGGCAGGCAGCACGCTGGCCGACTTGCAGCCGAACGGGAAGGTGACTGCGGCGGTGGCGCTGATAGAGAGCGGCGTGGCGCCGACCTGGTACTCGCAATTTACCGGCTACCTGATCCCGGCAGAGCACGAGCGATACAGCATATCCCGCACACGTGCAGAGGTGCAGGCAGGCGACGGCATACAGGTGCGGCTTCGCAACAAGCACATGGTGTGGTATAGTGCCTTCGAGGGCTGGGCGGTAGACGTGGCATGGCGCTATGTGCTCAACTGCTGCGGCATACCCGACAGCCTCATCAGCGTAGACGCCGGGGTATCGGCGGTGGCGATGGGCGATAACTACTATCTGCCGCTGAGTCAGCACCAGGGCATCCGCAACCTGCAGTTCAAGCCGGACGACCTGGTAGTCAGCGCGCTCGATGTTATCTGCAATACACGCGACCTGGAGTGGGGCGTCACTGAGGCCGGGATGTACTTCCTGCGGCCGCGGCTGGAGCATGTAGCAGACTACTACGACTGGACACTCGACGACGACACGCTGACGGCGGATGACATGGTGACGCAGTTCCGCAGTGCGCGGTCGATAGATGACTACGTGAACATCGTGCAGGTGATTGCCGGCCAGGGCTGGGGCAGCGTGCGGAAAACGCTGCTCGACCTGCCGTCGATCCAGACATCCACGGCGGAGAACTTCATCGGCGATGACTGGTGGCGTGTGGAGACGATGCCGGACGGTGACGACCCGGTGCAGCTGGCAAACCTGCTATGGAAGCGGCGGCACAGTATGGCCCGCACTATCGTCTGGCGCGACCACCACCATCCCGAACTGATGCCCGACGATTATGTGCGCGTGCAGGCGACGAGCGTCGACCTGCCGAACAACACCATATTCAGGATCACGGCGAAGGACTGGTCACTCGACGCGCACAGCAACACATTCGAGCAGACGCTCACGGGCGTGATAGTGCAGGAGGGTGTATAGTGCCAGACCGAGTGCAGCAGGCAGGCAGGCAGATACGACGCACGCACGAGCGGCTGAGCGATGCGCGGCATCACACTACGCGCATGGACGGGCTGCTGGGGTTCGGCGGTGGCAGTGACTTCGGCGGCAGTGCCGTGTTCCAGAACGGTGACGGCAGCGCGCTGGACTGCAGGGCAATCATCACACGCGGCGCATGGACGACAGATAGCGGCTGGTGGCCGAAAGTCTGCGCACGGCTGCTCAGTCACGGGCTGATGGAGGACGCGACATGAGTGTGCACATTGTAGGCGCGCGTGTCTATGACGGCAAGACGGCCACCGACCGCTGGTTCCCGGTCTATCTGGTCGATGCCACGGACGGCATGACCGCAGAGACTGGTAAGGCGCATGGTGACCTCACCGTGAAGTACAGCGTCGAGGGCGCCACGTCGATGACCGCGTATGTGCCGACTGCGGACGACTGGAAGGAGGCCGGGGAGGGCAAATACTGGCTGCGGCTCGGCGCGGGCGAGTTCGGCACCGAGAACCTGTATCAGGTGAGCATCGCATGCGTCGGGTGCCGCACCGATGAGTTTGCCGTGGACGTAGCCGACGCGCTGTTCGGCGAGATGGTCGATGATGTCGGCGACTTGCTCTATGACGTAGAGATAGGCGGCGTGGTCGTCGACAGCATCAACAATGACGCCATCACCGCCGCTGCTGTTGCCACCGGGGCCATCGACGCACTGGCGCTGGCTGCTGACGTCGTGGACGAGATTGCGACAGGCGTCTGGGAGGCGATGATCAGCGACCATGAGGGGACTGCCGGCAGCTTCGCGGAGGTGCAGCGGTGGGTGTTGCAGGCGCTGTGCGGGAAGGCGCTCTGCAACAGCACGGCGAACACGCTGGAAATATACGACACTGACGGCAGCACCGTGCTGGTGACGTTGACGCACAGCGAGGCAGGCGTGACGGTGACGCGGACACCATCGGGCGTTATTCTCTGATCGGAGCACTTGCGATGGCCGGGGCGGTTGAGCGATTGCGCGACAGGATGCGGCAGGGCGAGTTGAAACCTGGGCAGCGGACGACGGTGCCGATACAGTGCGGAAGCGGCTGGGGCAAGCTCATGTGGCGCGAGCCGGAGCCGACCGCGTGCGGTGCGTTGCGCGTCGTGAATATCTCGCATTGGGACCTGTGCGAGATTGGCCACCACCTGCAGCGGGCATTCCAGCAGCATACGGATTGGCCGTATGTTACCATCGCCACGGGGCAGTCGTGGATACGCGAGCGGCAACACGTGCAGATCGACCTCACCGCATCATTTGACCGGCAGTTCGCGGAGGACATGATCGACCTGGCTGATGTGGTCCACATCAACGGGCAGCATGGCTGGTGGTTCCTCGACCAGCTGAACCTGCGCGGCAAGCGGATGATCATCCACCACCACGGCACGGAGTTCCGCAACAACTACACTGCGATGGAGCGGCTGGAGATACGCGCGGGCTACGGGCGGTTGTGCTCGACGCCTGACTTGACAGTGAAGACGCGCGGGCGGCGCTACAGCGGGCCGACGTGGCTGCCGTCGCCGATCGACATCGAGGAGCTTGACCGCGTCATCCCGCGCTGGAAGAAGCCCGAAGGCGGCCCGCTGAACCTGATACACGCCTACACCGTCGCGCGCAACAAGGGCACCGACGAGTTCGTCGCCGCGACCGAGGCGGTGCAGCGGCGTGGCACGCGCCTGCAGGTGGGGATGGTTAATCACGTCAGCCGTCAACAGTCGCTATGGCACATCTCGCAGGCGGATGTGTATTTCGCGACGCTGTTGTACGGGCCGGGGGTGGCGTCGCTGGAGGCGATGGCATTCGGCGTGCCGGTGCTGTGCGGCTGCGATGATCGCGACCTGAAGGCGATACTGCAGCAGCTAGGTCTACGGCGGCACGAGGAGCTGCCGTGGATACACGTGACGCCGGAGACACTGACAGACAGGATCGAGCAGGTTGCTAACGAACCCGCTATGCGCGCTGAGTACGCGCGTCGCGGGCGCGCATACGTCGAGCAATACCACAGCATGCCTGTAGTCGCGGCGCGGCTCCAGGCGTTCTACAGCGCGCAGGAGCCTGCGCGTGGCGTAGTGATTGATAGGGAGATGAGGTACTTTGGATAATCGCGCGCTGGACTTGATATGGATGCCGACATTCAGGTGCAATCTGAGTTGCGCATTCTGCGTGGCCCGGAGCCTGCCGGTACGGGCTCACGGCATTGAGTTGCCCCCGGCAGAGTGGATCGAGATATTTGCCGCGTGTCCGCACGAGATCAATCAGGTGGCGCTGACCGGCGGCGAGCCGTCGATCTATCGCGGCCTCGCCGATGTGATTAGCGCCGGACACTGGCGAATCTGCATCGACACAAATCTGCGGGTGGCACCGGAGACCTGGCTGCGCCCGGATGATTATGACCGCGTGAAGGCGGTCAACGCGGGGCTGCAGTGGGACCCGGATCATGAGGAGGCTGCGCGCTACTGGCAGCATCTGCGGTGGCTGGTCGAGCGGCTGCCTGCTGCGCACATCGCGGTGTGCCACACGGTGCTATGGCGTGACCGGCCGGAAATGTGGGACCGAGCGCGGGCGCATACAGAGGCGAGCGGCGCGCATGAGTACCGGCAGCAGGCATTCGACGATACGTTTCTCTGGCGCGACAGGTGGCCGCAGACGCCAGGGCGGCGGGCGCAATGCGCGGCGGGGTACGACGCGGCGACGATCATGCCGGACAGCAGCGTGTATCGGTGCATCGGGCACTGCTACTACAAGGTGCAGTGCCTGGGGAATCTGAAGGCGGACGGCTGGGGCATCTTGCTGCCTGAACCGGAGCCTTGCGAGGTGCTGTTCTGCACCACGTGCGACCAGGCCAACAAGGCGGCCATCGAGGAGGCGCGGGCATGAGGCGCGCGATAGTGCTGCTGATGGGCTGCTCGGGCAAATCGGCGATAGCCGGGGCAATCACCCGTGGCGAGCGCTACTGCACGGCGCTCGAGCTGCGCCCGGACCGGATCGAGTTCATCCGGCGCATCCGGGATCAAGCGCGGCTGCCGATCACGACGGCGCGGCTCAACGTGGTGAGCGACCCGATCCCGAT